TAATTTCTCACCATCGTAAGAGTTGTCGCCTGTGTTTTTCCAGTCAATAGTTGTATCAAGCCCATCGATTTCTTTTAATTGCTCATTACTTTCAAGCTTTCTTCTAGTAAGTTTTGAAGCCGGAACCCTATACGCCAGTTCTGTCTTAGGACGATCCATACCGTCTTGGATCGGCTTGAAGAAAAACGGATAGTTAACGGATATTGGTACAACTTTGTCTGTGAACATTTTTTTAGCATCTGCCCCAGATTTAGATAATATACCGAATCTGGCATCACTGGATATCGTCGCTTGATTAACAAGCTCTGCTGAGGACATAAATGAAAATCCAGACCTTCTGTTCTTAAGGTAGCACATCCCGTAACATCTGTTATCTGCTTTACATGCTTCCCAAAATATAAAGAATAATCTATTTGCTTCTCTATAATCTGGTGCTCCAACGTCAATCTTTGACCATTGTAAGTACATATAATGAGTACCAGTGATATAAATAGGTTTACCTTTAATATAAAACCAAAAACCCTGTTCTCTTTTGGTAAATTCTTTATCAATGTAATCATACCACTTTTCTTTAAATTCAGGTGGATATTCTTCCCAATCAAATCTACTTTTTATTCTACTTAGTTCTTTTGGGTATTCTTGCTTTTCCCATCTTTGATCCGCTTTAACTTCGCTTCGTTTAAACGGTTCATTTGTTGCTGGTAAAGCAATCCTGAGATTTTGTATTTCAATGATTTGTCCAATTTGTCCAGTTTTACTTATTACTATAAAATCATAATCAGAGTTATAACCATACTCCCATTTTTTTAAACGATTTTGTTTTTTTAAAATTTTAGGATTAACAACTTCTTTAACTTCGCTCCATAGCGTTTGATTATAAGTTAAAAATGTAAATTCTTTTTCTAAATTAAAAGGAAGACTCATTTACTTCTCCCTTCTGCAAAACCTTTAAAAGTTTTTTGCTCTTTAACTTCCTTGGGCTTTTCGTTTAAAATATCTTCTTCTATTTGTATACGAGTTAGTATTTCAAAAGCATCAAATATTGCTAATTTTTTTGTTGCAGCAGCATTTTTTAATCTATCAGCGCTTACATCGTCGTCTGAGTCTACAATCTTTTCTTTTGCTACTTTAATTAATTCTTCAACTGCTTTTTGCCCAGCTTGGATTATTTTCTTTTTCGTTTCCTTTATATTCATGGGTTAAAGCTATATCATTTGATTTCATACAATAGAGTCGTTCACCATCTATAATAAACTCAAATTCAGAGTTTGGGGTAAACGTAATAAGTGTTCCAGGAGTGATTCCTAGCGCTTCTAGGGTGTTATTAGTATATTTTACTATACCAACATTAGGTTGTTCTTTTCTATTCTCTAGAAAATGGGTATTTAAAACTGGTTTTATAAAGCAATAATCTAAATGTGGTTTTAAGTTGTACATATAGATTTGCTCAGGTGAAACAAAATAAAAATCATCTTTAAAATAAGTTGAACTATTTCGTTCTCTTCCTTTTTGATCATACCATCTTCTAAATATATTGTGATGAATATAGACTTCATCTCCTACATTTACTTTAGTTTTAAAAGCAGCCGGAGTAGAAACTACAACTGCTTTTTTACTGATAAATTGATGATCTTCAATACCTGTATTAATAATAAGTTTTTTACTACCTATTTTTTTTATATTATCGTATCTTTTGTTTAAAGGTTTTACGATAAAGCTATATAAGCTTTTCATTAATACTTAAGATCGTACTCTACAGAAACTGCCATGTTTGAGTTAAACTTTTTCCAAGGTAAAACTTCATCGTTTTTAGTTATAAAAATATTATAAGAATTATCTTCTTTTTTAAAAATAATATCATTTATAATATGACCACCATAAACTTCTTGGCCTTTTTGATAGTGCATAGCATCATTTTTGTAATCAGAACCTATACTAATCTTCCTTATTACCTTCGACATTTTCTTTTTCTATTTTAGTATAAGAACCATCTTCCATGTTTATTTGGATTTGACCATATTCAGCTTCTAAAACTTCTTTAAATTCATTTATTTCTTTATTTAAAGTAGCTATATCATGTAAGTTTCCATGTTTTTTAGCTTCTAACATACCTATACTATTTACTAGATCATGCAGTTGAGTTTGCTGTTCTATTATTAACTTTAAGTCTTCTTCTTTTATTTTATCCATTTTATTTGATTTTATTGTTTGTTGTTTATTACTTATACTATTACTTGTTAATTATTTTTTTAACATAACTAACAGAAAATTTTATTTTGAACACTGAGCTATAGAAATAATTTCACCACTTCCCTTTGAGTCTGTTTCATAAACTAAACTTTTGCTTCTATAGAAGCCAGGAGCAGCTGTCTCCGTGCCTTCAATATTCATATATATAATATCACCGACGGTTAAACTACTTGTCCCCGCCTTAAACATTGAATCTGTTGGAACTGCTTCACAAAGACCTTCTCCAGTTTCTGCTGGCTCTGTAGTACTGTCAAATTTACTAATAGGCTCTGCACATGATCCAGTTGATAATACAACTCCATCTCCTTTTATTTCAAACCACGCTCCATTAATACCTGACAACCAGTAGCCATCGGATAGATAACTTACGCCATCTAATTCTCTAAAAATAACATCTCCAATGGCAACAGGCGTTGAAGATGGACTGCTTTTAAACCTAGCGGTGTTTGCAGTTTCCTCGCAAGCAAGTGCTTCGGAATTTTGTGATGTATCTGACGAATTAAAAGAAAAAAGAGTACCTCCTCCTCCTCCAGGTCTTGAACCAGGTAAACTCCCTAAATCTGATATTGATATTCCTAAACTTATTTTCATATTGTTTTTTAATGTTATCTTTCAGCTCCATTAATTTCAACTATTAATCCATTGTCTATAACCATTTCAAGACATTCCCCTTTGCAATCCATAAATTGTATTGAACCCGTATATCCCTTTACTCTTGGTATAAAAGTGTCTCCAGCTAATGCTGTAGTTGAAGTAGTACCTATTTGTAATAATGGAGTATTACCAGCCAATGCTTCATTAGCGGCAGTTCCAAGAACCATAGATGTTTTTAAAGTATTAGCTGCTATTTCATTTGTTTGTGCAGGTGTAATAGTTGTTAAAGTTACAGCACCTGTTTGACCATTAACACTGTCAACTGGAGCAGGTGGTGGAATAACTGTATCGCCTCTTAAAGCCGTAGTACTAGTTGTGCCAAATCCAGGAAATGATGTTTTTAAAGTGTTATCTGATATTTCAGTTGCTTGTGCTGTTGTAATACCAGTTTTAGCTGTATTTGCATTTATTTCAGTTGCTTGGGCACTAGTTATTGTAGTTGTATCGCCTCTTAAAGCTGTGGTACTAGTTACGCCAAATCCAGGAAATGATGTTTTTAAAGAATTGTCATTTATAGCTGTTGCTTGGGCACTAGTTATAGTTACTGTATTCCCCGCCAAAGCATCACTTGAGGTTGTACCTACTTGTAAGAATCCATTGGCTGTAACGTCAGCTAAACCACCATTTCTAGTAAGTGTTAAAGTGTCAGCTGTATAAGAAGCTCCAGTAACGTAGAAGTTGTCGCTATCGCCTGTGGTTATAGACACACTTGAATTTCCAGATTGATTTGCAGAAAAAGTTGTATCTGTGCCGTTTAATGATATAGTAAGTGTACCATCATTAACATCTGGTACAGATGCAGCTGTTATAAAATTTTGACCATTTGTTAATTGGTTATTGTTATTAGGTATTGTAGTGTCTCCGGCCATAGCTTCATTTGACGCATTACCTATGACCATACTAACCTTTAATGTGTTGTCTGATATTTCAGCTGCTTGCGCTGTTGTAATACCAGTTTTAGCAGTGTTGGCGGTTATTTCTCCAGCTTGAGCATTAGTTATACCCACCTTAGCAGTATTGGCAGTTATTTCCCCAGCTTGCTGAACTGTAATACCAGTTTTAGCAGTATTGGCAGTTATTTCTCCTGCCTGTTGAGTGGTTATCGTAGTGGTATTGCCAGCCAACGCGTCGGTAATTGACGAACCTACTTGTAAAAACCCTGTAGCTGTTATGTTAGCTAAACTACCTGTTCTATTTAAAGTAAGAGTTCCAGTGGCATAGCTAGCACCATCCACATAATCATTATCATTTGTTAAAGCAGAAAGATCTACTGAATTACCATTTGATATACTTAAATTAGGACTAGAAAATGAAAGATTTTGACTATCTGACTCTGTAGTAATATAACCAGCATCATTTGTCCATTGTAAATTACTACCAGTTTTATTAGTAAAATCTGCGGCTCCATCAGGCGTTACGGTTCCTAGATTAGCAGTGAAACTCATGTCGTTTGTCCACTGAGATATATCTCCTGTCTTATTTGTGAAGTCCGTTGCGCTGTCAGAAGTTACGTCACCAACACCTGCTCCAATTAAACTTCTAATTTCTTGCCCAGTTACATTAGAAGCTAAAGTTGGTGTTCCGCCACCAGAAAAAATACCAGGTTCAGCAAAACTAGTTTTACCATTAAAAGAACTCCAATCACCTGAGGATAAGTATCCATTAGTGTTTTGATCAGACTTGGAAATAGACAAACTACCTTGTCCGGTAATTAATCCAGATAAAGGAGCTACAGTGCTAACTTCGGTTACTGTACCTGTGTTACTTGTAAAGCTGCTATTATTTGTCCACTGAGATATATTACCTGTTTTGTTTGTAAAGTTAGTAGAAGAACTAGCCGTAACATCTCCATCACCTGTGCCTGCTCCAATTAGAGCTCTAACTGCACTAGCCGAAACCCCACTAGCTAGCGAAGGGCCTGCCGCAAATATAGCTGGTTTTGCAAAATTAGTTTTATTATTAAATGTATTCCAGTCTGACTGTGTTAAATATCCACTATTACCAGTAGTAGCTGCTGGAATAGATACGGTACCTGAGCTGTTTATAGTTCCACCAGTTAACGGTGAATTAAAAACTATACTAGTTATAGTTCCAGTGTTAGAAGTAAATAAATTAGGATTAGAACTTGGGTATGGCGCAAAACCCAAACCATTAGTTACATCAGAAGATGTTAAAGACAAACTTCCGCCAAGTGTTATGTTGCCGCTAGATGTAACTTTACCATCTAAAGTTATACCACTAATAGATCCAGTTCCATTAACCTCTGTTACAGTACCATTTGTTTCACTTTTGTTATTAAATGTATTCCAGTCTGTAAAAGATAAAAACCCGTCTGTGTTTGTATTTGCTTGTGATATAGATATAGTAGTATCGTTACCCGTTGTTCTAATTAGCGGAGATGTTGCTGTTATAGTTTGAATAGCACCAGAAAGAACAGTAGTCTTTAATTGTAGCCCTGATATTTTTACATTACCATTATTATCAAATCCAGCTAAACCAACTACGTCTAGTATATCTGTTTTTGGAACAAATACACTGTCATCACTTATTTTTGCATTAGCCATATTATTTAATTTTCTAATCCTATAACAAAGTTACTATTTTCCAACTCAGCTAAATAGCTAACAAAAGCACTAAATGTAGAGTTCTCTAGTTGTAAAAAACTAGTTGGATCAGTAGGGTCAACAGGTTTTACACCACCACCTGGTCTTGAAGGTCCAGGTAAGGTAGATATATCGGGCACTTGAAGCCCCATACCTAGTTTCATCTACTAGTATAATGCTATAATATCACTTGCGTCAGTTGATACAGCTGTACCACTTACTGGATCAGTAGATTGTCTTAAAACATCTGTAGCTAATATAGGTAAAAAACTTCCAGAAGTTACACCTTTAAAAATAACTTCGTCACCACTCTCCATTACAACACATACTATACCGTTAGTTCCAGAATTACCCACGTATAAACAAGCTCCTCTTTGATATGTAGCTGGTAAGCCTAAAGCTTCTACTGTTAGTACAGCAGTAGCACCACCACCTGTGAAAGTTAAAGTATCATTCGCAACAAGTCCGGTGCCTGGATTTACTATTCTTATTGAGCCAATTCTACCATCAGCTTTTAAAGCAGTTACTCTAATCTTAACACTATTCGTTGATGATGTATAGAGTGTATTTAAGATCCAGCCGGGTGTTCCAGTGTCACTTGTTATTTTTAATGACTTAGCAAAGCCATAGCTAGCACCAGAAGAAGCACTTAAATTTAAAGGTATAGCATCGTGAGCAAAAACTCTTGGTTGAGCTGCTTCATTTCCGTTTAATCCGTTCATTTTATTTATTTATTTTTGTTATTTTTTCAGCACCACGACTTCCGAAGTATGCTACATAAACTGTTACTAGTAGTGTTTTTAATAGACTTATCCAAGCTTCATCTACTTCAAATTGTAAATGAAAAGAATCTATACTCATCATAAACACTGCAGAACCAGTTAAAAATATGAGAGTTAGTGGTCGAGTATTTTTTGAAAGCCATGAATCGCTTTTCATATCGCTTCTCCACCTGCTAGAGACTTCTTTCATTTCAGCTATATCTTGCTCTATAAGTTTCATAGCTTGTTCTTTGTCAATAGCCTTAATCTTATTATCACTCGATATAAGATTTTTTACTAAACCAAGAGTTCCTTGGTTAGGCAACACATCGCCTAATGCATTTAATATTTTTGGGGCTTTACTAGATAAAAAAGCACCTATTTTAGTTTCGTTAAATTTCTTTTTACTCATTTTAATGGTATTTCTTTTACATAAGCTGCGCCTGGAAAATCATAATCTTTACCAGGTTCCATCACTACAGCTGTCCCATTACTGGGTATTGCTAAAACTTTAAAGTCTACTCCTTTCATAGTAATAGACCCGCCTTCTATATAGTTGACGGGTTTATTAACATCGGGGCTGTTTCTTAAATATCCAGTTTTAGAAAAATTCAATTTATCGTCTTCTAATATTACTACTTGGTTGAGCTCTTTTGTCAAAATCTGTAATAAATTTACCTACAGCTTTTAAACCTCTAGTAACCATATTTCCATCCTTGTTTTTGTCATCAAAAACTGTATCTCCATCTTTGTCAATATCAATAACTTCATTAAAAGCTGATTTAACACCATCAGCAATTCTATTACTTGATCCACCTTTTCTTTCAAAAGTTTCTTTCATTTGAGCCATTTTATCATCTCTCATTTGATAGTGACCTTTTACTCTATCCATTGGTAATTTACCATTAACTCTATCTTGGTATATGCCAGATCTTTCTTGTGACATATCTCCAGAAGAACCATCAATTACGTCTCCTGTGTATTTTAAATCTTTATTCATCTTCTATGTTTTTTGTGTTTTTCTTTTTTATAAGCTTCTTTTTCCCAAGGCGTACTCTTGGTTGAAGCTATTTTTTCAATTGGATATTTTTTGCCCTTCCAATAGTAGTTTATATCATCGTGTGTTAAGTCGCCTCTTCGAATCTGATCAATATGAACTTTCTCGTGGCTAATAACGTTTTCTAATTCTAACGGATCACTTATGTCATCTGCTATCACTATGCTGCCGTTTAGTTTAGTTTCTCCGTTTATAGTATGATCTTTACCAGTTCTATAAATAGGTGTATTATCTATTTTATAAGGAGCTTTTAATCTAAACGCCATATTATTTCATATGCTTGTGTATTTTATGAACAGAAGCAGAGTAGCCGTGAGTTTCTCCAGCGGCAACTTCTAATTCTTTTTTCTTTTCATATTTAGCTTCGCTTTTGTGACCACTTTCATAATCATGAATAGCGTTTCTAGCATAATCTTGTTCAACTTTTTGTTTTGATTTTTCCATTATTTATTTTTATGCACGTAAGGGAATTTATGATTTAACCACTTTTTGCGATTATTGCAACCACATCCACCAGGTATCATATTAGCAACTTTTTTTATCCCTGTTGCTGTTGTAAATTTTTCTATACTATCTCCTAAACCTTTTGATTCCATAAAATTAACATTTCCATCTGCGTCTAGCCGCTTTACCTCTTTCACCAGTCCAACCAACCGATCTAGCACAAAATGATTTTCTTCTTTTAGCAGCTTTACTACCTTTTTTTACTTTACCAGTTACAGCTGTTTTTAGTTTACTACCAGGATTTTTACGCTTATAAGCTTTTACACCTTTAGCAGTCATACCGGCGCCTTCTTTAGTTGACCTAAAATTGCGACCTTTACCTTTTGTAGTTTTTCTAATTGCCATATTTAAAATGCAGGTCTAGACGAAGCTCCTGATCTATTTTTTTGGTTTTGTTTTCTTTTATCTTTTCTTAATTCTCTTCTATCTCTTCTTAATTCTCTTCTACTCGTACCTGAATCTTCTTCAATAATTTCTTCTTCACTCTCTTTTTTAGATTTAGATGGTGCAACTAAGTTAATAGCGTCTGTTCCAGCTTGATTAACATTATTAACAAGACTAGAATAGTCAGAATTTTTTAAACCTGTGGCTTCTTGTCTTAATTGGTTTATCGAACCTCTTTTAACACAATTGTTAACCATTTTTATTGCTCCACCCTTGGTTTTTTTTCCACTAGGGGATTTTTTCTCGCCATCAGCTACATAGCCAGGCCAACATGAATCTGCCATTATTTTCTTTTTTTGGATTTTAATGCTAAAACTTGTTTAGCTAATTCGTCTAACTTGCCGTCAGTTTTTGTACCATCTTTCACTAATGTAGAAAGCACTTTAATCTCTTCAGATAGTATATCACCCATCTGTTCCATCATATCAACTCTTTCTTTTAGATCTTCTATATTAGCATGATTCCATTGTTCTTTTAAATCATATTCTAATCTCTTAACTTCTGTAGGTGGTAACCTTTTAGCTAAGTCAATATCATCTTGTAATGTATAATACATACCAACTAGAGTTGTTGTTAACATGATTATACCTATTACTGTTTTTACATCTATTTTAAATTCTGTGTTTTCAGATATTTTCATACTCTCCTGTTGCATCAAATGACGGGCATGCTTTGTTAGCAAACTCGTTGTGTGAATAAATAACTGCCTCTGGGTACATTGCTTTAAGTGTTTTAAGCACATTTAAGAGACTATCTTTCTGTTCTTGTGTTCTTGTATCCTTTGGTGTCTTACCATCGCTATCTACGCCTCCGCAATAGCAAATTCCTATGGAATTACGATTGTGACCTTTGCAATGAGCACCCATTTTATCAATATCACGACCTTTATTTATTGTTCCGTCTAAATCAATATAAAAATGATAACCTATATCGTTCCAACCTTTAGCTAAATGCCAGTCTCTAATAGTATCTACCGTAATCTGTTGTCCTTCTCTAGTTGCGGAGCAATGTACTATAATCTCGTTTACTAATCTCATTTTTTCTTATGTAATAATAACCACTTGTGTACAGTATACCCTATGGTTAAAGTAAGTAATAATATCTCTAACATTGGCTCTACCCAGTTTAAAGTGGCTAAAGCAAATGAAGATGCATTAAGTAAATACAACTTCACATCTTCCATATCCATTTATCTATTTGCGTTTAATACTGCGTTACCTTTGTATTCAATGTTAGATACTCCACCCAGCGTTGGTGTTATAACAGCATTGTTTGACTTCATCATTCTTGTTCCTGGTAATGGGTTACAACCACATCTTGGGTTTTTTAAACCTGCAGGTATTTGTTCTTCTCCGTAGCTTGGCATAATTAATTATTTTTATAATTTGTATTGTTCGTCTTTGTTTAATCTCGAAAATGATTCTTCAGATTTTTTAAGGTCTTTTTTATACTGTGTTTTATTTTCAGGTGAGTAATAACTTTTTATAGCGTCGCTAGTTCCTTCAGGATTTACTTTTTGAATAGAATCAAGGTTTGGTCCTCTGCCTTCCATAAGATTTATCTTATTTATTTTTCTATTTCTCTCATACAATGGAATTTTTGAAGAATTAGAATTAGTGTAGTCTGTGTTTTGTTTGCTATAATATTCTCCAGTTCTTTTTTGAGCTATAGCACCTGGGCTCATTGACTGATCGTACATAGGTATTTCATTAAAACCACTAAAATTACCCAGTTGAGGAGCATTAGCTTGTAAAGGCATTCCAGTTAGTGGATCTATTTGAGAAGTTGTAGCTTGGTGCATTGGTCTACTACCTCCAGCTTCAAGAGCTCTGTCTTGAGGAAGCTTTTTTCCTATACCATATCTTTTGTTTACAACATCTAAATGTTTTGAAACTTCTCCATATGAATTTTCAATATCAGGAGCAAATTTTGTAGGTTTATATATATCTGAAGACTTTATTTCATCAGCATCAATATTAGGGTTTGCTTTTTTAGCGCTATCTGCAGCCGCTTTCCAAGAAGGGTTGTTAAACTGCCCAGGTGCTGTTCCGGCCATAAATATGGCTGTACTATCTGACCTATCTTGAGCAAATCGTCTTTCTTCTTTTTGCTGATGCAATCCCATTCTCTTTTGAGACATTGAGTTATAACCCATTTTTGTTTGAACTGCTGGTGATAATTTTCTTATACCTGCGTCAGGATCCTTAGGTAAGTCTTTACCTTGAAGAAATCTAGGGTTTTTGCTTGATCCCGCAGCAGCTAGTTCATTTTCTTTTTTACTATTTTCAAGGATCTCTTTTTTCTTTTTTGCATTACTAGCAACTTCATTAGCTTTATTTTTTACTTTTCTTGATAAGTTTTTTACTGCTCTTTTTACTTTTCCAGTACCAGGTCCTCCAGTACTACCATGCTTTCCACCTGGAAATAATCCATGTCTATTTTGTTCTAATTTTGCCATTATCTTGTTTTGTCTTTATTAACATACTCTATAGATTTAGTTATTACTTTAAAACTATATCTATTGCTATTTTCTAATTTTGTTGTAGGCATATCTTCTTCGCCTAGCATTATACGGTACATGCGACTTATCAGCTGTTTGCACTTATATGAAACTTTGTATATATGATATTTTTGAGTGGTGTGGTTTCTTTTTCGCCACACTATAATCCACCCTTGCTTCAATAATCTGTTCCAGCGCCTATTGTCCCAGCTGAATGAGTACGTACCTTTTATAAAATCATCTTTAGTAAACATATCCATAGCATCAAGATATATTAATAATTCTAATTCTGCGTCGTTTAAGTTATTAGTTTTACAAGCCCATTTTCTTATTATTCTATAATGCTTAAGTAAACCTAATTCTTTTAAATCTCCAGAAGTCAATTTTCTCATAGTATAATAACTACATCAAACTCTTTAATAACTTTATATTCTTCTTTGTTTATTTCAATATTAAATCCAGCTGCTTTGTCGTAGTAAACTTCATCACCTTTTTTTAATACCGACACATCAGAACCAGGTTCTATAACCTTAGCTCTTCTATATCTAACATCTTCTCTTTGCTTCTCAGCTAAGATTAATCCACCTTTTGTAGTTACATCAGTTTCCTTGACTGGATCTATAACTATAAATTTACCTACTGCTTTCATGCTCTAATGTTATTAATAACACAATCAGTAGATAATATTGTTGTGGCTACTGAGGCTGCGTTCATTAATGCACTTTTAGTAACTAGCAAAGGATCTATAATTCCGGCTTTCACCATATCAACCGTATTTCCTGTAACCACGTCTAATCCCGTGCCTTCTACTTCTGGTGTTTTATAATCTTCAACGCCAGCATTTTTAAGTATCAATTTATAAGGCTCTTTAATAGCACAGTAAAGTACTTCCTCGCCTATTGACATTGGTTTTAATTGCTGTGCAGCGTTTAATAAAGCTATACCGCCTCCTGGCACTATACCTTGTTTGATCGCAGCTTTTGTAGCACAAATAGCATCTTCTACTCTATCTCTTTTTTCTTTTAATTCTAACTCTGAATTAGCACCTACTTTTACTGTAGCAACTTTAGCTTTTAATTTAGCTAATCGTTTTTCTAGTCTAATTATTATGTTAGGATTTTTAGTTTCTTTAATTTGCTTTTCTAATAATAAAACAATATCATAAACATCTTTATTCTCAGCCAAATCAACCTGCATGATAGTATCCTCATGGTTAGTAACAGACTTTAAACAAGCTCCTAGGTGTTCTGGATCTATAATATCCATATCATCACCTAAGTCTTCATTAATAAGTGTAGCACCAGTAACCGCGCATAAATCATTTAGAGTATCCTTTTTACTAATACCATAAACCGGTGCATCTACAATGTTAACCTTTATGTTTCCTTTTACTTTATTCATTGAAAGTGCCGAAACTACTTGCGGGTCAACATCTGCTATTATAAGCAAACTTTTACCTGTCTTTATTACATGTTCAAGAACTGACTGAATCTTCCGCACGTTGGGTATTACTGATTCTACGATTAGAACCAACGGATTTTCAAGTTCAGCCGTGCCCTTTTCCTTGTTGGTAATAAAGTGGTTGTTTTTCAAGGGCAGATCATATTGCACGCCTTCTATTAACTCAACTACTGTTTCAGGTTGTTCGTTTG